GTGTTGTCCAGTTTAGCGACGGTGAATGAGGCTACACAGCCAATTTCGTTAAAAGCGCCTTGGATGGGCGTTAAAGGGAAGTTGGCAAGCCCGGCGTTGTACCAGACCTCAGTCGAGTCGGTTCCGAACACCCACAGCTGGCGGTGATCGGCATTGACGGCCACCACGTCGTCGGGCGAACCGTCGGCGCTGGAGAAGTCAAGTGCATTGAACACCAGCGGATAAATGTAGTCGCCGTTTGATGGGTTGACCGTATCAACGCTCCAGATGCGCTGGCTGTTGGGTTCATTAAAAATGAACTGCGTGTCCAGATAGCTGACAGTCAAAGCGCCGGGGAAGTTGGCGTCGGTGATCTGGTTGAACTCGCCAGTTGGCTCGTAATACGTGTAGCTGGGGCCGTTACAGGCGAAAAAAATCACAGCGCCGTTGTCAGCAATGGATACTGGGCCAGTGCCCGACACGTTGCCCAACTTGACTGGCGTAGATGTCAGGCCGGTCAGCTTATAGACCTCAGTGCCCGACACAACGTAGAAGTCGCTGCCGTTAGTCTGATGTGCCCACAGCCCACGGATGGGGCCAGTGCCCACGGTCTGAAGAAAGTTCAAGCCTGGGGCGCGGTTCAGGAACGCTGGCTCTGTGCCACCCTCGGGAATGATCTCGGGGAAAATGTTGACCATTCGGTTGTCCGCAGCGTTGACGCTGCGTGCTACGTAGGCCGAACCGAGGATGGGCGACTTCATTAGTAATTCCCGGCATACACGTTGAAGCGCTGGCGAGTGGCCACAAGAGCGTAAGGCATCGACATCACGTCATCAGGGTTGTTGATGCGTTTGAGATCGCGTTTGCTAGTCATAGCGATGCGCGTCACTTGTGGTGAAGGCTCGACACCAAACTCGGGGGCAATTTCCATCGCCAAGGCATACGTGAACGCACGCAAATAACCTGGCGGGTAAAACAAAACGGTGGATAGATCAGCAGGCCGGTCCAATTCTTGAACCGACACAAAGTGCCATTCCAAGTCCCGTGTTGGGCGGGGGTAAATTGTCAGCGTGACATCAGGAAAACCCATGTTTACCCAGCAAACTTGCGGGTAAGTAGACGATACGGTCTTGACCGCGATGCCGTCGTATTGCTGTTGGTTGATGAATTTGATGCCAAACGACACGTTTGTACCGGGGTCACGAAAGTAAGTGGCGTCATCCAACAAAATAGGGCGGTTACCAACAAAGTCGCCAGAAGGGCCAAGATCGCGGGAAATAAGACCGGCAGGCCAAGTGTAAACCTGATCTTGGGTAACAAATGTAGATAGACGCTCAGTGTTCCAGCTGTCAATCATCTGGTTGAGCGCCATCAAAGAATCTTGGGAAACTGATGCAGACGGAGTTTCACCTTCAGCAAGCACGCCGAGTAGCCTAAGTGCCCGATTGATTTGTTCGCCAGCGGTGTACGTGGTCATGCTTAAACCTCTTCGGTAATGGCTTTTCGACGGCGTTTGACTTCCAGCACGTTCACGGGAGCCGCTTCTTCTTCAGATAGCGTGTCTGGATTGTAGCGCAACCAACCATGTTTTTCATCATGTTCTGCTTCGGCTTCAATTGACGCAATCTTGCGCCCATGAATGGGGTGTTCAAGGTAAATGTTCATACTGAAAAAGGGGACCGAAGTCCCCTGTTTAGGTTTAGCCAATAAGCCAAGCCGCGCCGTTACAGAAGACGGGGACGACATAACTGCCGCCTCCAGCAACCGTAGCGCCGATGCCAGCGGTGTACGCGGCATTAGAGTTACTCACCGCAGCGCGCGTACCTGCCAAAGCAGTAGACGCAGCAGGCAATTGAGCAACAGTAAACAGCGTGTATTGAGTGCTGTCCAGTGCGGGGTCAGCGTAAGCAACGCCAACAGGTTTTGTGTTTGCCATGATTGTTTCCCTTAAAACAGGGGCCGAAGCCCCCGTTTAATTTAGGCAGTTTTGTACACAGAGTAAGCTGCATCGCCAGTTTTACGGAATGTAAACTGAGCGCTAGCAGTAACGGCCACAACAACCAAAGCGTTGCCGCCGTCGGTAATGCCAGTGCCAAGAGCCAAAGCTGCAGTACCGGACGAAGTGCCGATATTGATGACATTCAGTGTAAATGTGCTACCAACTTTTGCGCTAGTCAACACTGCGTCAATAGCAGCGGCGGTAGGCAAAGTATAAGTAGCAGCAGTACTGGCGCCAGGGTTAGCCACCAAGTATTCGCCAAGCACTTGAGCAACGGTCAAAGTTGCAGTAGAAGTAGCGGTTACAGGGACGGCAGAATAGCCGATCGTCAGTTCGTTAAGGTTGCCGTCACCAAGTTGGTAACCGCCTGCGCCATTAGGGAGAGCCATGATAATTTCCTTTAAAAATGTTACACAAAACGGGGCCGAAGCCCCATTTGATTAGCCCCAGATACGGCAAGCCATCTGTGGACGGATGGTGCTGTAACCGTACAAAACGTCAATACGGCAAGGCAAACGATCGTTGTTGATGTCGTACTGACGAACAACGCGCAAGCTGATACCGTTGTGAACTGCGCGAGCAGCCATGTCAACACCTTGTGGCAGCAACAGATCGGCTGTGGCGAAGGTGATGGCGTCTTTGTGGTAGACCAAGTTCTGTGCGTAAGCAGTAGAAGCAGCGCCCACGAAGGTCACAACAGCGTTCACCAAAGGCAATGCGTTGATAGTGGCCAATGCTTGCGTAGCCGAATACATCGGAGCCACAGTCACAGTCCAAGTGCCAGACACGGCAGTAGCGTCAGCCAAAGCGACGAACTGGAACAACGAACCAGTGGTTTCACGGGTTTGTGGGTTCACAGCAAAGACGCTGCCGATAGTGAACACGTCGCCAGCTTTGATGACGGTAGTCACCGAGGCTTGAGACAGGCTCAAAGTCGAAGAGCCTTCAGAAGTCACCGAAGCGGCGACGATAGTGGCGGCAGAAGCGTCGCGCGAACCAGTGGTGAACTGCTTGATCGACTGAGACATGTTGACTTCTTCAAAGCCCAACACGCCAGTGCCCATCATGCCGTTACGAAACTGTTTGCTGATGGTGTCTGTAGGATTGAACAGACCCTTCATGCCTTCAACCAAACCAGCGTTAGCGGCAGGGTTGACGGTAGCGTAACGCGGGGACATTACAGCAGCGTTTTCGTTCAGCTTCTGCTGGGCTTGCAACAGCACCAAAGAAGTCGAAGGAGTAGTGCCAGGAGTACCGACGGTGTTGCCGATGGTCTTGAAGCAGTTAGCGACGTCAGCGTCAATGCTGGAAGCCAGCTGGCTGATACGAGGCTTAAGCACACGCTCTGCGAAGTCATCCAATTGCATGGTCAATTCAGCAGATGTGAAGTTGACACCAATGTGCTTTTGGTTGGCCACAGACAGAGTGGTGAACTGTTCGTTGTCGTCCTGAACTTGCAGGGCGGCGCCGTCAGTCACCAGAGCGCGGTCGGGCAAACGGATACGCAGGGTCGAACCGATCTTGGCACCTTCAACAGCGAAGCTGTCGTCGTACTGACGGTTCACGTTACGGGTGAGCACCAGGTTGTTCTCGAGGATTTCGAGAGCCTTCCGGGTGATCATGTCAATGGTTAAGATACTATTGGACATTTAAGTTCCTTAAAAAAAAGTCGAAGTTAGCGGTTCTGAGCTTCCCACTTCTTCCGCTGTCGTGCACGTTCAGCTTCAATCCACTGCGAATCCGTCATGGTCTTGGTAGACCGTGGATCAGTAGTGTCAAAAGCTGGCGATCCAGAAGATCGTGCAGTTACTGGCGAAATCGGCGCTGGCGCAGATGTTGTCTTTTTAACCGGGGGCGCTGAAACCAATTTGGCCTCAATTTTCCCGATCTCTTTCGCCTGGCTCAAGGGCGTCATGCGTGAGATACGTTCCGCTTCTTTAGGGTTAGAGCCGAGGTAGTACGCTAACTCAGGCCCAATCTCCGAAGACTGGATCGTTTCAGCCATCACGTTCGTGACTGGAAGTTTGGGGTTGTAGGCGACTTGTTCAAAGTCGTCGTACTTACTCCGTGCTTCTTCCTCAAGATCGTGGTAGCTCTCAAGAACTTGCGACTGCTGCTTGGCAGCTTCACGCTTGGCGATCAGTTCTTCGGCTTTCTGGTAGGCCAATGCGTCTGCATAGGCTTCAGTAGACTCAAACTGGTCAGGTGAGGCTGTCGGGGCGGCTCTCAGCGTCTGTTGTTCAGACTGGCGCTGCGCTTGCTCTCGTTCCCACTTACGTTGCTCTCTTGCGAGGCGTTTGCCGATGGCAGCATCAAGTTCCTCTTGCGAGAATGTCTTGCTTGGCTGTTGCTCAGCTACTTCCGGCGTACTTTCAGCAACTTCAGGTGTGGCCGTCACATCCGTGGTTGGCGCGGAGTCTACTTCCGCTAGGGCTTGGACTTCTTCAGTCATTTAAATGAATCCTAAGATTCCTCGGTCAACCTGGCCGATACGGTGTTTTCAGCATTATGCTGGAATTTGGGCTTGTTGTGCTGCGATATATTCAGCAATCACTTCAGCGGTATGTACTGTAGCGCAAATAGCTTGCACCTTAGCTTCTTNGCCACTGTAATCATCACCAGGCTTAAAGTAGTTGCCCTTGACCTGCTCGGCGAAGGGTTTGCCATCTTCAGTGATAGTCACCACATAGCGCACGGCGACTGTCTGGTCAGCCAATACTTCGATGCGGTCAACAACGGTTGTTTTTTCAAACATGATGTTTCCTTATGCCCAAGGCAAACCATACGCGACAATTGGTGTTTTTTGTAGTTCAATTTGTGACGCAATGCTTGATTCAACAGAAGCCTTATCAATACCAGATTGAAACACCCAATCTAGAACCATCTCTTTTGTTAAATCTGCATAATTATGTGTCAATTTACCTTGCATCCAATTGCAAGTAGCGTAATCGGTTTCTAAAAACCAATTACACACACCATTCACGGAAACGGTAAAATTTTCATCTGTTGCCGTACAAATCCAATGTACAGAACGAACAAAATTATTGGACGTTTGCCTTTCCATTTGCGAAATATCCCAGACGCATGAAATGCTCATTTAATTTTCTCCTGAAAGTGTTAAGGATTTGGAAGGCAATAATATAAGGGGCTGCTACCACTAGGGGCCGCAACTTTATACACGTAAGTTTGGGTAACATCTACGCTACCACCAGAAGTAACCCATCTAAATTTGACGTTGCCAGCACTTGATGCGCTAACTTTTACGTACACCAACATAAACACCCATTCGCCAAGAGCCGCGTTTCTGACAGATTGACTTGTATCAGAGTTGCCAATTGCAGCGCCAGCATTGGTTGTAAATGTGGCGTATATGAGTGCGCCTTGTGCTCTTGTTCGTACAAGACACATTGCAACAACCCAATCGTTTGCATTCAGGGTAACGGGTGCAGCAACATAACCACCTAGCCCAGCAACTGTTTCAACATTAACTGTTCCAATTGGTGTGACTTCTGGCGCGCCTCCAGTGCTTACATAAGACCCGCTGGTCAATGTGCCGGGGTAAATAGATGTGTTTCTTGAAACACAGTTGTAGTCAAGAAACACAGTTCCACCAGCAACTAAAGCCAATTCAGATGCTCGCAATGTTCCCGCATTAACAATGCGTGATTTAGCGTCTGTGTAATTTATTCCCGCAATAACGCCTACTTTTTCATAGTTATCATCGCAGCGGTAGTTTGCGCCGACTACCGTTACTAACGCAGCAGCAGAGTTAACGATGTAGTTGTCACCTACTTCTATAGATGAAGTAAAATTGGAGGCTGAAAATCTGTACAAATATCCGCTATTGGATTCAAAATAATTTCTGCGAATTTGACCGTTTGCAAGACTAGCACTAAGTTGAATGGCGTTTGCTTGACCTTCTAAAATATTGTCACTGATGTTAAACGTGCCAGAAAGTCCATTAACATAAATAGACCCTCCGTTTTCTGACACGTTGTCGCAAAAAATGAAATCCATCATAGTGCCGTCAGTGCCAGTACCTGTGCCATAAATGGCGTAAGCATTAGAGCAAAACGTGTTTTCGCGTATGATGACTTGACAGATACCAGTTTGCAGACCACCAGTACCAAGCAGATCAGACACAATCGCTTTGTCAAAATCTAAAAACCCGCAGTTCTTGACAATAAAAGGTCTAGCTGGCGCACCGCCAACTTTATTTTTGATTGCGGTCAACGGCCCAGTTGTGCCGTTGTTACCGCTTTTAAAGTAGATGTGTGAGCATTCAAACGAGTAACCACCAGCCGTTGCAAGATTAGTCTTAGTCAGAATAAAAATGCTTTCCATGCCAGCTGCACCAATAAATCTAGTGCCGCCAACATCAAAAAACACATAGTTAGCCATTGCCTCACCATACAACCGCAAACCATTTTGGGCGTCAAAGTTTACGCTGACTGGAGTGGCGTAGTAATAAATTCCGTTGGGAAAATAAACAGACGAAATGTTGTTTGCAAATGCATAGTTAACCGCTGCCTGCACAGCAGGGGTTACGTTTGTAACTCCATCAGCAACAGCACCAAAGTCAAGCACATTTACTGCGCCGCCTTGGATCATTGAATAAGAGACTTTTGTCAGTGCCATGATTGTTCCTTACACAAAATATATGCAGGTAAAGTAAATAGTGGTTGTTGCGGCTACAGCTTGCACTGCATATGCCGTGGTTGACCCGATAAATGCGTAGCAATCGCTTCCTACTGTTCCGTCGTTCATTACTGCACCTACAACAGTTGCATTACTAGTAAACGGAAGATTTGAAGACAGGACGCCACCTGCTGCGGCTGCGATTGATGTTGCGCCAACCAAACTAGCAATTACAGTAACTTGACGCCCAATTCTTGTGTATTTTCCCTGAGAACTAAAAGCGCCAATAATAGTAAGCCCCGCTCCTTGATTAGGAGTCCAAGTCCCCTCCTCATACCAGTTAAGTAACTGCGAGGTCATCCCTGCTGCCGGGGTGTTGGCGGTGAAGTTGATGCCTTTGGCGGCTGTGGTTGGAATAATATTTCCAGAAGCAATGTTTAGATTTTTGGAAGCATCCAAATATGCCGCAACAACCCCCGATATGTTCCATTGATGATAATTTGCATCATAAATTAAACTGGTATAAGCAACCGTGCTTCGGTTAAAAGCAAGGATTTGCCCGTTGCCACCAGACGAAAATACTTCAACACCAACACCAGAACTTGGCGCGGTTCTGCTAGTAAACCAACCGCTTGTACCCCAAACAAGGCTTGTCCCTGCGCCAACAATGTTTGCAATCGTGGCTTTTACCGTAGCTCCAGATTGAACAACCGGCACTACTTCCGTACCCGCCAAAGGCGTAGTAGCAGACGTTAGCGCCGATATTTTGGTGTTGCTCATACTTGCACAATCCAGCCATAGCTAGGTTGATAGTAACAGTTGTAGACCTTGTAATCACCCGTTACAACCACGCCAGTTGCCCCTGCAACACCGTTGACGTAAGTTGATGATTTGATGGTTGTGTTAAATCCAGACTTAACCCGAACAACAAGACGAACGCGCCATATATAAACTTGACCCGCGCCGTTTGATGTGTCGGCAGGTACATCAGGCAAAGTAACAATTGCGTTCTGAGCGCCAGCAATATACTGAGTCGTATTAATAAGCGGTGAAATGTTTGTTACGTTGGTCTGGTCTTGTGTAATTTCTGATAGATCGTACCCAGACAATCTAATTCGAACACCGGTACCATATTGAGGCTGAAACACAATCTTGGCTAACGGCGCATCTGCATTTTCGTTAATGATGTCAAACCCATTAACGCCGCCAATTAGGTAATCACCTGAAGGTTGTGTTTCGTTGTAACAACCAATGTCTTCGCAAGAATTTGATTGACCGCCTACTGATCTGCGGTTGATGATGCGTCCAAATTCATTGTTTTCCGAAATGTTCCCCATGCACAATGTTCCGTACAAAGAACGCTCATCAAGACCCGCAAGTTTGTTACTTTGCAAAGTGCAATTGATAACTTTAATTTTGCTATTGTTGCCGTTAATATCAATATTAATGCCAGAGCCTTGACGCAACGAATAAGCTACGCTAGTTTCTGCGGTGTCAAATGCAGGATACACAGTAACAGTATTTGAGCTAATTGAAACAATCTCACGCGCTCGCTGTGTGCTTCCAACTTTCAAAAAGTCAGTAGTTGCACGATATCCAAGAGTTGTAAGGTTAGTCGCGCCAGCAATGGTAACTACAGTACCACCTGCGCTGACAGAGGCTGTTCCAGTTGAATAAGTTGACCCATTACTAATTGACCAAATGCCGTCAAGAACTGTGCCACTTGTACCGCCAGTTGTTGGCAAATACACACCGTCAAGTTTAGCGTTCAGTGTTTTGGAATGGCTAAAATTTCCAATGTTAAAGTTATCCAAATACGCAGCATAATTTACTTGATTGCTGGCATCAAGCTGGACATTAAACCCAACAACATCAGTACCAGTTAAACGCATTACGCTATTGGCTGTAGATGTAGCCGTAGCTTTAATAATGGTTTTAGAAATACCATCGCCATAAAACGATTTACCGTTTGTGTTGATTTCAACACTGGTCATATATGTGCCAAATGGAATATAAACTGAACCTGTTGTAGCAGCGGCAAAACAAGCATTTATGGCTGCACCATCGTCCGTTGTTCCATCACCTTTAGCACCAAAATCTTTGACACTTACATACTGACGCAACTTAGTTTGCACCGTTGTCGCCGCAGCACCAGTGCCAGCAGGTAAATACCCAACCAAATCGGAACCCGAAGACGTACCTAAAGCCGAAACAGTAGTTACAGTACCATTTGCGCCCGTAAACGTAATTAAATTAGCTGAGGTTACACCAGCCGACAAAGTGACAGCGGTGGTGAACTTGACCAAAGCGCCGACGTGAAGACCTTGCGTAAAGGTCACAACTGTTGAGCTGGTTTCAACATAGCTGTAAGACGATCCATCGTATTGGTTCACGCCATCAACAAACACCGACAAGGTGTTTGTGCCAGGCTGGTACGAGTTGGTCAATGTAAACACGGTTTGGCCAGCAGTGGCCGTCTGGATTTCTTCCAGCGCGTTGTAGTTGATAAAGTTACTGTTAATCCCAGTAACATTGTCATAAGTGCCAATCAGCACATCATTGCTGTCTTTCAGCACAAACTTGTACTGCACACTCTCACCAAGCCAGATTTCACCGCTTCCAGGCACACGGCCAGCGGCATCCAAAACGATGGGATTGGTGTTAAATGTCGCGCCAGCTGCGCTAGTGTACGTGGCCGCAGGGGTGGTTGTGCCAGCGAGGTAGGTGTACAGCTTGCCGCCAGTCAGAACCGCGCCGGTGTTGGTAAAGAACTGGGCCGCAACGCCGCCCACAGGGGAGAGAAATACGGCCATGATGAACCTTTATTCGTAGCTGATAGTTGCGCTTACTGTACCGCCAATTACCACGTAAATTCCCTTGTTAAGGTACAAACCTTGGAAAAAGTTGTGGTTGGTGTTTGCAGTAGGAATGAAAACGGCCAAAACTACCGGGTCCGAATTGCTGGCCGTAGACGAGTCGTAAACTGTAATCGTAGGCGAGCTAGAGGCAGAACTTACAAAGATACTGTTGAGTTTGCCTGCACCGACTTTGATCTGAGCAGTTGCGGTAATGGCGGTGTAATTTGACATGGTATTCCTTAAGCTAAGAATTTGAGTTTGTAGAGGGTACGAAGATAAATCTCGATAATGTTGTCAATCAATTGTTGCAACGACATATCGGTTCTGTCAACCACCTCATACCTGGCGTCTTCGATCTGTTTAAGCGAGTCTTCCAAGAATTCAATGATGTTAGTCGTTTTCTTGGCTGAATGCAGCGTGATTGGCCCCATTAGACCATGACGGCCTTGATAGGACTCAGCAAAATCGTCAGCCGCATCAATAATCCGGTCATAGAAGATGTTGAGCGCCATGTGCTTGCTGAAACTGCGTGTGTTTAGGTGAACGGAATGCGTCACATCCCGTGCCAAAAACAACAAGCCTACGAATTCGTTTGCTTTCATGCTGGTTGCTCCATACCTTCTTGCGGCATCTCAGGGCCAGTATCAACATCACGGCCTGGCATTTCATTGATCAGGTCACCAGACGTGATCATCGAATGCACAGTGCCCAACACAATGTCTTGAATCTGCTCTGGCGACATGCTGGCTTGGAACGCTTGCATCCGTTTAGTCTCGGCGTCAAATGCCTTGACCTGCGCTTCAAAGTCCTTGCGGTGCATGTCTTGCACTTCGACCGTCTTGCCGACATCTTGAAGCATCTGGTGCATCTGCTGCATTTCCTGACCCATTGCCTGCATCTGCTGCTGTGCGGCCTGCAAAGCTGGATTCTCATCCGAATCGGACAGCAGTTTCGGATCAATGGTCTTTTGGAACCGCTTGGCCATCTCTTGCGCGCCAGGCCAGTCCATGTTCTTGACAAACAGGTCACCGGCCACAGACCACAATTGAGGGTTGCCTTGCAACAGTTGTGCCATTGCTTCAAGCGCTTCTTGACGTTTGGTCGCGTAGCCTGGGCCGGTGGTCGCTACGACGTCGTACTTGCCGACGCCGGGGTTGTAGATTTTCTCGACCACGATGCCCTGCTGGTCAACGATCTTGTTGACTGGCTCGGCCTGATCGGGGTTGATCTTGACCATTTTGGTCTCGCCGTCCTCACCAATGATCCGGGCGACGCGCTGGGTGTCGTAAATCTTAGGAATCAAGTCGATCAACTGGCGCGCAACGTGACGCACACCGCGAGTCAGGTTGTCGCCGTAGTGGAACGTGCCCACATCGCCTTCACGCTGACGCGCAAGGATGGCTTTGCCCGAACGTTCGTTGCTTCCCATGCCCAAACTGGCGTTATATTGGCCAGTGGTGGACTTGATGTCTTCAGCAGCGCCCGACTTGGCCTGTAGGAGGCCGCTAGAGGCCATTGGAGGCTGTGCACGCTGGGGTAGTGGCAGGACACTGCCAGAACCGTCTGTAACGTCTGGATTGACCTCTAAATAGGGCCAATTGTTCGTGTTGGCGGTCTTCCACTTGTCTTCGTAGCCTTCAAACTGGCCACCGTAGCCAATAAACGGCGCTTTAGGGGCCAAGGCCAGCATCTCAGCCTCTTGGCTGACCCAATAGTTGTACATGCGCTGGGCATCCTTGGCGTTACGAACCAAGCCAGACACATACAGGCGACCATCAACTTCAAATTCGTTGCCAACAATGCGGATCACCGGAATCCATTTGCCTGCCCACTCGCGTTCTTCAAGGATTTCGTAGCCGTTAATCTTGCAATATTTGACCTTTGGACGGTCAGATTCGCGGGATTTGACAGGTTTGCCGAAATGCTCGCGCAGCATCTTGTCTTCTGGCGTACCGGCAAACGCCGATTGGTTGCCAGGATACAAATTGAGCGTGGTGGTGTCGTAGTCGATGTAGTAGTAGTCAGCAATGCGGATCGTGTCTTCATTTAGCCAGTTGCTGATCGACTGATCGCCCACACCCAGCGACTGAAGCGTCGTAATGGGCGCTGCGTCGGGGTACATGCGGGTAAATTCGGCTTTTGTCAGGTCTTCGGTCACAAAACACCATTTGGCATCGGCGCCAGTCGGGTCTTGAATCGTTGGGTCCATGTAAACGCTGAAACTGTTGCGCACACGGCCAATTTTGATGTCTTGATCGAAGGTTTTGTCGTCGCAATACTCGGTCAGAAGGCGAATATAGCCTTCACCATAGGAAACTTGGTTTTCGCAGGCCGTGTCGTAGGCCACATCGGCGTCGGAAATATACTCAATGTGCCGAATCATGCCGTTGAAGATGTCTGCCACTTCAATATCGGCGCTGTCGTCCACAGGAATGACTTTAGCGCCGGGGCGGTTTTGGCGCATGTCGTTAGTGACTTGGCGCACATGCTGGGGCAGCTTGTTAATCGTCAGCGTAGGTCGTGCGTTGATCGTTTGACCCTGCATAGCGCCGCGAGTGGCCAATACATCTGCTGGCCATTGCCATTGGTTGTCCGGGCTACCAGCGTAAAACTTCAAATCGTCGGTTTCATCTTCACGCGATTCGGAAAGCGCGGAAACCGCCATGTCGAGCCTAGCTCGGGCGGTTGAGAGAATGTCGGATGCGCTCTTCTTAGGCTTGCCGCCTTCAGCTACAGCAGCCGCAGCGGCAATGCCGGTTTGATCAGCCATTTAAGACCCCTATAACGTGAGGTTCACGCATTACAACATAGTTTCGGCGTTCGTAGGTGAATTCCTGACCCACGCCGAAGTATAGATGATCGCCGATCTTCAGGTCTTTGCACTCCGGACCCGCCGCCACTACGATGCCTGTTTCCATATCATCGCCCGGTGGTAGGACGAATAACGGGTGCTTTTCAACGTCCCGTTCAATAATCAGGCAGTTTTGCAGGGCTTTTAGGGTCATTTTTTCTTTGGCATTGGTTTGGCGGCACGTTTTTCGCTGTATGCGATGGCCACGGCTTGCTTGATCGGCTTGCCCGCTTTGACTTCTGCGGCTACGTTCTTACGGAACGCTTCGGGTGATTTAGATTTAACGAGTGGCATATTAGTCCTTATGCAGGTTGAACATGAAGAATGGCGAAATTGATCACCAAGGCTTCCGAGTAAGCGTTGTTCGACACGTTCTTCACGTTAATCGAGCAGCTACCGTCAGCCACAGCCGTAATGCCGATCAAATACGCATACAGCGTACCGCCAGAGGCGATATTGATGATGATTGTATCGTTGGCGCTGACGATACTGTTTGTCAGCGTAAATGCAACCTGCGCTGACGGCGCCAGCTGGGCGTTTGCCATTGTAATGGCGCCGCAGGTCTTATTCAGCGTTACGCCGGTGGCTTTGTTGGTCAACTGAGTGACCGTACCAAACGAGCCGTTGGTGTAACCCAACTGCTGCGTAGCGTAGATCGTTGTGCCCTTGATGGCTTGCGGATTGGTGGCGCCAATAATGCCGCCGTCAATGTCTTGGTCGAGAAATGCGACGCCAATTGGTTTTGTAAAACTCATGTCAACTTCCCATCCATCCGGTTGATACCATACCGCGATCGTGGACGACGCGGCGTTCGATTTTAGCGTACTCGCCACGGTTGGCCACTGGATATGAAAACGTCAGTGCTATCGCATCCGCAGCATCTGGAGACGCCAGCCCGCGCGCCTTCATGTCTTTTTTAGACTCCAAAAAGATCGACCCTTTGGAATCCGGTTTCATCATAGGCGAAATCAGATCAGATTTCAAGAACCTATCGTTTGGGATGCTGGCGCTCTTGAGCCAATCGCGCATGTCGCCCCAAATCTGCGCCCTCATATTACCGTACATCGCCGGGTTGCGCGACTTCCAGCCAAAGTTTACACCTTTGATTTTAAACCGTTGCTCTTTCAACCGGTCCACAATCCCCGCGCCCAGCCCACCCTCGTCAATGAACACCATCGCCGGTTTGTATTCTTCAATCGCCTCGATCACATGCCCTACCACCGTCATGGTGTCGTCGCCCCTGTGCCGAATGATCTTCACAATGTCCCGCCCCTGCCGGATGGCGATCACCGTCGCGTCAGCCCCAAACCGCGCCGGGTCAACGCCAACCGTAATAGGCGCTGTCGGGTCTTTGTACTTTTCCCGTTTCATGGCGTCATCCACGATTAGGCTGGAGATGAACTGATCATCACCCGCGTTGGGAAACTCGCCATACACCTCGACGTGCGCCTGCGCAGAGTCCGGTCCATACTCGTCGATGATCTGCTGATAGACCTGCTTGTCCGTCCCCTCGACCGTTCGAGCGTCCACCACCTTTGTCACCCAGAACTCGCGCTTGCTGTGAAACAACTCGTAGAAGTACCCGCTGTTGCGCCGGGGGTTGCTAAACGCCAGCCAGAACCTATTGGGCGTGTTCTCAGTAAAGAAGCCTGACGTCACCGCCCAGATGGAGTCGTCAATACCTGACGCCTCATCAAAGATCACCAGCACACCGTCAAAGTTGTGCACACCCGCAAACGCATCTGGATTCTCAGCCGACCACAGCCGCCCCTCGACGCCCCAGTAACGTGTGCCCTTCTTCAGATCACGCTCGACCAGTTCCGTCAGCCACTTGGCTGGCATCAGCCTGGTAGCCGAGACTTCAAACCAATGGCTGTTCAAGGACATCGCCAGCCACTTGGTAATCTCAGCCCAAGTGACACTTCTGAGTTGCGATTCTGAGTTAGCCGACACGATGGTCGTCGAGCCGATCCGCGTGGTCAGCATCCACAGCACGATCCAACTGACCAACGCCGACTTGCCAATACCCCGGCCAGATGAGACCGCTTGGCGCAGCGTGTTGAAGTTGACCAGACCCTTGTTGGCCTTGATCTGATCCGTAATTTCCTGAAGCACCTCGCGCTGCCATTTGCGTGGCCCGTCGAAGTTTTCCAGTGGCGTGCCTTTGACGCCCCACGGAAACGTGAACTTNACGAACGCTAACGGGTTGTCCTTGTACTGCGGCGCCCATAGGCGCGCCATCAGTTCCTGTTCGTCTTCAGCTGAGTACTTAGTTGTTTGCATTCTGTACCTGTCGTGATGGCGCTAACCTGCTGGTTCTTGCCGGTTCATGCGCTATGACGTCGGTGATGTCTGGGGCTGCGCGGCGTTCCGCTTCGGCCAATGCGCCGATGATGGAGATGCGCTGATCCACATCGACAGTGATGGATTGCTTGGCGACCCAGCCGTGGACGTTTTGAAGAATAGCCAGACTAGCTTTAGCGTCGCCCTCGGCGGCGGCTTGGTGCAGTTGCTTGGAAGCTGTGAGTTCACCATCAGCGCGGCCCTTTTGTTCGGCCAGTTGCGCAACCGGGTCCAGTTCGCACAATTGCCGGTATGCAGTGGGAATCATGCCAGCCGCCAGAGCAAGGTTGTCGCCCTTCAATCCGAGCTTGGCTGCGTCATAGATACGATTAAGCACCGCCTCGGTGGCGCGTATCTCGTTCAGCACAAGTGGCAGTGAATGGAAACTCATAAGTTGTATGGCCGCGTGAATGCGTGCATTTATTCTATATCAAATAAAAAAATTCTATTGCAAAAAAAATTGTTCGCAAGCGGTCCGTTGCAGCAGGCCCTTTGTCGTCGGCCCTACCCCCTCCCCTCGATGTCGAATCCTAAATGCCGTGGGCTATGCGGACTGTCCACAGCAGACGGCCAAACCCCGTGTGGACATTGTGGACAATCGCATGCCGCATGCATACGGTCCGTACATTGTGGACATTGTGGACTATCCACATGCGGACCGGTGCAAGCATTAATGCATTGTCCACACTGTCCACAAATTAGCGTGGCCAAATTGCGCGCGGTCAAAGTGTGGACATTGTGGACATGTGGACAATGAAATCTCAGTCGCTATACCCCATATTGGATATACTGTGTTTATATACAGTACTCTATCTTTAGACAAACATTCATAATCTACTATCCACATTGTCCACAAATAGCCCAAACCCGCGTGGCTGCTAGCATTGTGCGAGGGTCACGCGGCGCCAAATAGCCGGTCCACAATTCGCCCACAATGTCCACAAAACCACACTTTTTCGCTGTTACACTTTGTTACATATTTCTTTACGCTATTTTGTGTGGACCGGGTATTTGTGCAAGGAAATCGTTTACACTGTAGTCTCACCAACCAAAGGAGCTACCAAATGAACAAAGCAACAGCACACCATTTCACCGGCACACCAGTCGAAAAAGCCTACGATCAAATGCGTCACCTTATGCGCAATGAATGGGAATTTCCGGACGCATGCTTCAAAGCCGCCAGCGCCGAAGGTGTCCCATATGAAACCCTCGCCGACTTCTATGATGAGATGAACGCCAGCATTTAAACCAACCCGGCCGGCGCAAGCCGGCCACCAACGGAAAGAACCAAAAATGTCAAAACACAAATTAACGTACATCGATCTATACCCGGCGTCAGTCGACAAGGAACCGGCCGCATGGGTTATTTGGGCCGGCGCAGCGCTGGCGCTGGCTGGCGTCTACATCGTCATCATTCTTTCAACTCTCTGGGGCTAATCATGAAAAAACAGTTAATTCAAAACATAGCCCAAGCATTGCACAGCTACGGCTTTGACGTGTACATCAGCGCCGATAGGCGGCACGGTTTTTATACCGACGGGCGGCGCGTTGTCTCTTTTGGTGGTCAATGGAATTTTTCTGTAGATTTTTCCGGCAACTACGCGCCAAGCAAAACAAGCGGCACCGGCTGGCAGATCGCCGCAGAACAAGCCGACATTTCAAAAGAGCAAGCCGACGCGTATATCAACGCCCACGCGCCAAGCTGGACAGGTAACACAAACCCGATTTACACCACGCCAGAACAGTACTTAAAAACTTACGGTAAAAGCTCAGGTTACACAAAATTCAATCAAGAGGTGACAGCATGAACGCGGAAAAACTTGAGTGGGCACCTCTTTGGGACGCCATGAAAGCCACGCCAAAGGCTTGGATACCGACCACTGAAAAGATGTACTGGGATATGTTGGAATGCGTGCCCCCGCGTGCTATGGCAAACCGCGCGTTTCTTGTTGGNNAGGCCGACGATCACAACGCGGACGGGTTTGCGGTGTATGCGTGCTTTAAAAAGTTTAAAGACAATTACAGCGCCCGCTATATGACTTTGGCACAATTTAAGGAATTGACATCATGATTACATTCACACAAAACACGACGCAGATTAAATGCAAACCCGAAAACGCCGCAAAGTACCGCGCCGCCATGGAGAAAGCAACCAAGGCCAAAACAAAAAACGAAGCGGTTAAGCGTAGTTATCCGGTTTTCACGCCCGGCATGAGTACCGCCCGTTATGTGCAAATTTTTAACGCGCAGTTTGAAGGCGCGCAGCACAAGATAAAGCACGACTGCACAAACTATTACAGCAACGCCGCCATGCTAGACCCAATACAGCCCGAAGTGCTGGAGGAACTGGACGCCGACTGGACACCGCCCGCGCCTAAAGTTAAAAAAGGTAAAGCGCGCGCCGTTCATTTAATCCAATGTGTGCGCGATGACTTGCTTTTTTATATGGGCAACCCCGCAGAATTTGACGCCGAGTATTTTCACGATTTATTGCGTTGCGCTGACGAAGCGTTAGAGAATTTAAAATGAACCACACCGAAGCCGACTATATCAACGCAGGCGCGGCGTTTGAACGTGCGCAAGGGTCAGACAAAGCGCAGGCCGTGGCCTATAAACTAAGGGCCATGCTATCCAGTGAGACGCCANAAGACCAGACCTATGCCCGAACGCTAATTGAACGAGGGCGCGCCGATGCTCGTGCTCATTAGCCTTCTATTGGCCGCGCTGCTGGCAATCCTACTCGACTTATAAATAACGGCCCTTACGGGCCGTTATTCATTTCACCAGGCGCACCGATAGGGGCGGCGGCGCCTCGACCATATCGCGCAATTCGGACCGGCTCATGTCGGCCATCTCAGGCGCGGCGAAAATATGTTTTTTATTGTCATACCGGCGCGACTTCAACCGGCCCATGTCCACCCACCCGGCCTCTTTAAACGCATGCAGAAGGGCAGGTTGTACGACTTTGACGCTACCCTGCGCCGTACCCTGCAAACGGTCGCACAGCGCATGCCAGGGCGCCCCCACGACGCCCTTGGAGAATTCACCTATGCGCGAGCGCATCAGGTCAACCAAGAACGATTCAGCGCCCGACATTCCGGCCTCGACCATGATCGCCTTGGCCTCGGTCATCATCGGGGTGGCGCCAGGCGCAAACGCGGACACGTCACGCTGATGCAGCCAGGCGGCCACGGCGCTTTTGCCGCCCGACTCCAGCCAAGACCAGATGACCTCGCCTTCTTCGTCACTCATGCGCGGGGCATCTGACCACGCCACGAACCAGCGCCGATCGTCTGAGGGCAGGTTAATGGCCACACGCTCATTAGAAAACGACACGACCAGCAGGCGGTTTACCATGTCATACGGGGCCAAGCCCTTACGCTGGACGGCCAAGAACTCAGGCGGCGCGGCAATCAGGGGCTTGAGGGNGTTTTCAAGTGATCGACGGTCTTTGGCTTCAGACTGGCGCAATTCATTGATAACCAGCACCTCAGTCTCAAGGGCATAGCCCCACTGCGAAGTTACTTCCTCGTTACGTACCAGCGACACGTTACGCAGCGACTGTCCACCGATGGCGTAGAAGAACGGTGCCCACATGGTGTCCTTGCCACTGCCAGGGTTTCCCCCATGTAGGATAGCGTGGTTGATTTTCTTCGCGGGGTGCTGAACCTTGAACGCCATCACGTTCAGGATATGCGCACGCTCTTTAGCGTCAGGGATCATGCGTTCCACATGGTCAAGCCACGGCTTGACGTTACCGGCCACCGGGACGGGCCGGGCATCGCGCCAGCGGTTGCCGAAGACGATGCCATCGCGTGAGCATAGGATTGTCTCACCGGCCGCATAAGTGACGCCCTTCAGGATGCGCGCGCCCTTGGCTTGACGGTTTTCGTCAAAGCAGGTGCCTGCCTCGATCTTGGGACGCTTGCCGTGAATGCTATTACAAGGGATGTGCCGGTAGATCGCGTTGAACGATTGACGGGCCACCTCGTGACGTTCTTCCAAGTCAAAAAAGGCGTCGTCGTCTTGCAGGTACGCAAAGCGTTCATACCAGCCGTCTTTCTCAAGCCGTCCAAGTTCCTTGCGCTCGACCTCAGCCACCACGTCGGCCACCACGTCGGGGAATGCAGTTGTAGGCTGTAACTTACTGAGCGCGGACTCCATCGCCGTGGTCAGCAACTCCTCACGCAGGCCAGGCGTGTGCTTGGGGCCGCCGTTGTCGGCCACCCATTGAAGAAACACCGACGAGGTGAAGTCAAGGCAGTGCGAGTGCAGACAGCAGTAAGCCCGGTTTGCGGGCAGGTATCGGCCTTCTGGGTTGCCGTCGCTGTGTGAGGCGCTATTAGGGCAGATCACGCCAGCCCAGCCCTCCTGATTGGGCTTGGACAGCAAAGCGCCCTGCTCAGACAGCCAGACCATCACGTCGTCTGTGCCGTCGTCACTGATGCGAATCGGCTTATATGCGTCGGTGGCCACGCCAGGCGTCACGTTAAGCGCGGCGCAGATTTCAGGCAAGGTGAAGTCACGGTGCGCGTGAAACTCGACCAGCACCGATTTAAACTCCTCACGACCGGGTTTCAAATTCACGCTACCAGGCAAGCGAAAATTACGCACCGCGTTGATCGCGCCTTTGTCGGTGTAGCCTGCCTCAGCAATGGCGACAATGGCGGCGCTAAACTCGGCCTTGGTGGGCTGCTCGCTGAACACGTAGCCCCACTGAAACGAACCGGGCGACGTTTCCATCTTCCAAGTTGGTTCTAAAGGAGGGGTGTCAGCTTTGGTGCCCACATCGTCCAGCACCATCACTAAGACGTATTCGCAGTTTGCGGCTTGGGCGCTGACGTGGCCATCTTTGAAGCGGTCAAGGATAAAGCTGGCGGTGTTGCCGTAGATTGCCCATGAGGGCTTGACCTTGGCGTCGGGCAGCATGGCGGGCCATGTGCACTTGATGGCGCCATCGGCGTGGAATTGATATTGGTTATCTTTTAGCTGTGGTTTTTGACGCACAAGTAAAAAGGTTTCGCCCTCGGGGGCCAATTTTCCTAAAAACTCTGTAAAATCTGACACGGTTCTCTCCTTAGTTGGAATTTAGCCCCTGCCTAACCGCAGGGGCTTTCTTTTTACGAATATCGCCTAGTTGTTACGCCCTCAGCGGCCAAGGGTAGACCCTCAGCCCATGCAGGCGGTGTACACATGATTTTGTGGATGTGGGCGGCCGTAGCCTCGGCGTCAGACTCGGGGCACTCGATCACAATCTCGTCATGGACGTGCAGCACGATGTCATCAAGCTGGCGCAGTGAATGGCGCAGCACATCATGGGCAGCCGCTTGGGTAACGTTCTCACACGCTAGACCGCGCCACAAACGGGCGCGCGGCCACTCGGTTGCATCGGCTGCTGGCTTCCAAGCTGCTTTGGTGTACGTCACGTTGCCTTCTTCGTCGAACTTGGTGTTTGGGTAGCACAGTACCCGGCCAGAGGGCAGACTGTACCAGAGGGTCTGGCCATCGAACAAGTACACAATTCTTCCAGCAGCAAATTCATGATTTTTGTTTCTCATGGCGCGAAGGTACGCGCCCTCCAGTTGCGTGCCGTGCTGCATAGCCCACGGATTCGCCCTGCGCCAGCCCTCTACGGCCCGCGCAACTTCAGCGGCTGACAAGTGGATGCCGTAGGCGCGGCCGAACACTTCAAACGCGCCAGCACCACCTAAAAAACCCAGCGCGAGTTCCTGAACCTTGCCCACTTGGCGCTGATCGCCCGTGACGTCATCGTAAGCCACGCGAAAGGTTGCAGAGGCGTTGACCTTGTATGGGTCAAGGCCCGACCGAAACACATCCAGCTTGGTCTCGCCTGCCGGGCAGTTGGACAGCCACGGGTGCACGCGCCCTTCAATGGCCGACCAGTCATAAGCGATCAGGACGTGGCCAGGCTTGGCAACAATCGCCGGGCGCAGCATCTTCTTCAGAACGTCTGTAATGCGTTTTTCGAATCGTGGCACGATTTCATGGCCTCGAACCATTGCTGTGCGGACGGCTTCGGGGTCTTGAGCGCTTTTACGCGGGAAATTATGGACTTGAGCGCCGTACGACGAAGCGCGCCCTGTTGCACTGCCTCCAGCAAAAACAAAGGCACCTCTAACTCGGCCGTCTTCCTCGTCTGCCAGACTTTTAAGGCGGCTGAACTTCGCAACCGACGACGCCCAAAGGTCATCGGCGCACTGTATAACTTCGGCCACGTCGGCTGGGACTTCATCGGGATTCTCCATCGCGAGCAAATTCGCCCGCACAGTCTTGTCAATAGAATACTTCTCGCCAGTCCACATCAGTTTCTTGGCTTGTTCACCGACACGCGCCAGCACCCACTCACGCATCTTGGGCGACCGGACACTGGTTATCACGCCTTCGGTTACTTCGGCGACGATCTTTTGTATCTCGTCCATCTCGGCGCCGGCGTAACGCACGGCTGCTTCGCACAAAGGCACGTCCACTAGGACGCCCCTGTCGTTGATACGCTCGTTGGCGTGGTAATCGGCCAACTCATCAGCCGAGAGTGGCCGCATGGCCTTGCTGACGGCACGCATGGCACGGACGTCCTGTTTGGCATACTCACCAAGCTCGGCAAGTACGGCGGGGNCTTCATTGAATGGCGGTATACAACACAGCCGAATAAGTTGCTTACCGCGATGATCCTTGCGCATACTTGCGCCGGTAAATCGGCCAACATCCTCCAGACTGCCAGGCGCACAATTAGACCGCGCTTGCGCAGCAGTGCAATACCAGCGTTCTAGCGCGGGTTCTGCCAGCCCATAGTCAGGGCACACAGCGTACCAAGTAATAAGGCGATCAAACCCCGCGTTGTGGCAGTAAATTAAACCGCCGGTTTTAAAGTAATCCGACAAGCGGGGCGGCGCCGGTTCATCAGCCCACCAAAGTTGTACGTCTTCATCATCGAACGCATACGCTGCGCACAGCATTTTGGTAGTGGCGTGCTGACCGTAGTTATAACTGCCCATCGAAATCAGATCGCACTCGCTTTTTGTTTCGTAGTCAAGCCAAAGTACAGTCATATGGCCACCTTATCTTTGCGCTTTGTGCGCCAGTGACGATTTTCGTATGTATGCACACGATGACAATTAGCGCAAAGAATTTCACACTTGTCAATTTCAGCAATCAGCTTATGCCAAGCTACTTTTGGGTCTTGACTAATACTAAAACTTTTTTCGCCGTGAATGTGATTAAAGTCTAACGCCGCCGGATGCGCGTTGTAGCCGCACATTACGCAACCACGATCTACTTTAAGTTTGCTAAGTAAATCTTTACGCGCTTGTTGGTGTGCTTGCGTACGAGGTTTTTTATCCGGCGCGTTATTTCTGCATTTAGGCGCGCAAAATTTTTGCCACGGTCGATTAGGGGTAAAACTTGCAGCGCAAGTTGGGCATGTGATTTGCATGATTTCCAAACAAAAAGCCCTGTTCTGCATTCTCGCCCCGAAGGACGTTGGCGGACTCGAAGGTGTCGAGCAGAATGCAGAACAGGGCTTATCTTGACTGCGCCGCCAAGCGCATTTGAAGTTTAACATGGTTAAATAGGTGGGGGTACTCGCTGCGACTGTGTTGCATCCCCCGGGAACCCCCAGAAGCACAGCATCCGCTTTCCCCCCGATTTACTTAGACGCTACGGCGACGACGACCAGCTGCTGGTGCTTCTGGTTCTGGCTCAGGAGCCACGTCATCCTTCGCACCATCTAGACCAACCCACTCGACAATCTCAAACACTGGCGTGTAGATTTTGCCAAACGACTTGTGCTGATAGTGGTCCTTCTTCAGACGCACGACAGGCACAGGCTTGGATTGGTCTTTCTCAACTTGCGTGGCAATGGCAACGCCAAGGGTTTGAACTGCGCGTTTGCCGCCCACCGAAGTGGTCGTAAAGCGTGCTTCCATGTCCTTGTCCTCGCCAGTGGTGCACTTGAGTGACATACCGATCTGAGTTTCCCAACCACGTTTAGCGCCCGAGGGAGCGCCATCGAGTTCTGGCAAAGGCTCAGAGACGCCGACCATCTTTTCGCCCAACACTTCACCATCACCCCAAGCGATAAAGCCGTGAATAAAGGAGAAAGGATTGATCGCCCAGAGGGAATCGTCTTCCACTTCTGTCTGATCCGCACCAAAGACCCAATGGCCTGTCTTGTCCATTTTCAGGATGACAGTACCGGCTGGGCCAACGTCTTTTTCAAGAGCGCGAAGCAAGGTAGACAAAGAAGAAACGGCTGGCAGATTTGCCGAAGAAAAAGTAGTCAATTGCATTTTATGCTTTCATTGAAGTTTAGAAAGAGCAGCCGTCAGGCCACTCAACTGCAACACTGCTGGGCGGGGATCGTCCTCGCTTGCCAGTGTTGTACCTGACGATTCAGACTTTACTAATCCCTCCGGCAGTTCGCCAAAGCGTTTTTTAAGCGCTTTCTCAGCTTGTGCAGGAGACATTACCGAAGTCTCAATTACGACAGATTCTTTGAGGCCCAACTCAAGCAACGCCAGTTTGGCTTTGCCTTCGTCGGTCCATTTACGTCTTGCCTGTTTTTGTACCAGTTTATAGCCTGGCACAGGCATAGACTTCTCAAGCAACTGCATCGCCAGACCGCGCAGGTCTTTGATCCAATCCTCAAGCAAGTCAGCATTCTTCAGGTATTTGCCCAGCATGTCAACGTCTATTTCTTGCATCTGAATCTTCAGTGCACGATCGACTGCGCCGGTCATCTTGGGGCACGTTGGTTTGGCTGCGCACCAGCGGCAATGCTCACCTGTTGCCAGTTTGGCGTCAGGCAATTGTGCTGCGCTCACGGCCTTGACCAAATCACGCTCGAACTGCGCGATGCGTTCCTTGGTGGTGACCCAGCGTTTGATCATGGGCGGCTGGATGATGATGCACTCGATCTCATCGGCGCCAGAGAACGCCCAAGCTGCTGCTTCTGTACGCATGGCCGCAGCCGCGTAAAACATCAGTTGGTCATTTTCTTCAGCATCGACGACAACGCCATCACCAAATTTCCAGTCAAGAACAATGGCACGAGCGCCAATACGACCAACCAAGTCAGTGCTGCCGAATACGCCAGGCAGTAAATCACCGAAGCCAACACGGGTTTCCACTTCATACAACATCTCCTTTGTAGGGTCAACTTGGTCAAGCAGCGCCAGCGCTACGGTGATCTTTTCATCGTACAGGGCTTGCGTTAGCACTTGGTCTTCGTACTTCATGCCGATCACATCGACGTTCATGTCTTCCAGAATGGCGCTGATGGCGTTGTGCAGCAGCGTGCCACGGTCTGCGTGTTCGCTGCTGGGCTTGGTAGGCATCTTCTGCACCAGCGCTACAGAGCCGGGGCAGTTGATGACGCGCTTGGCGGTCGAGCCGCCGACGATATTACTGTGCTGCATTTTCTTCTTTCGTGCTAACAACAAAGCCGTCGGGCATCAAGCGATAGCCGGTCGGTTCAACGTCGTTAAATTTTGCGTCTGGGGCAATCGCGTTAGCAAAGTGCAAGATGATCTGTTCGATCTCAGCGCGGGTGAATTCAATTTTCATGTGTACTCCAGTTTAGTTGATGGAGATGCCAGTATAACATCAAAAATAATTGTTGTGCAAAAGTTTTTTACGTGTATACTTCACGGCATGAAAGAATCAGAAGTTGAACGGCATTTCGATTGGGCAGTTCAGCGCATCGGTGGCAAGACGTGGAAGTTCACGTCGCCGGGGCGCAAGGGCGTGGCCGACCGAATTGCTTGCTTGCCCGATGGGCAGACGTGGTTTGTGGAATTGAAAACCAAAGGCGGCAGGCTGTCGCCCTTGCAGAAGTTGTTTGCTGTTGACATGACGCTGTTGCGTCAGCGGTACGCGTGTTTATGGACTAAGGAACAAATAGATGATTGGATTAAAAGTACTTGAGGCTGGCGGCAGCATCGAATCGCGGTGCACCAACCCGCCGCACTTTATTGAGTATTACGTTTTTACACGGGAACAACTGGAAAAATATGAGCAACTTTCAAGTTTGGGAGCAACGCAATCTAGCGAACTTTGCCAAGGAAGCGAACGAAAAACTGCTGGCCCAACAAAAAGAGATTGAGCAGTTGCGCGACGATTTGCGGATTGCGATCGACGCTTACAGAAAACTAATTAAGGACCAAGCGTGAATTTGCGCCCCTATCAGGAGTTGGCCGCTGACTTCATCTACGAGCATGACCGTGCGATGGTCTTGGCGCCCGTGGGTGCGGGCAAGACCGCCATCACACTGACCGGCATGTGGGAGATGCTGCGCGACAGACACGTCAAGCGCTTCCTAGTGCTGGCCCCCAAGCGTGTCTGCACCGACGTATGGCCAGCCGAGCAGCCCAAGTGGGCACCGTTCATGTCGTTGGCCGTGGCCGTGGGCACGCCTAAACAGCGCTTGGCTGCGCTTAAATCAAAGGCGCAGGTGGTAGTGACCAATTACGACAACATTCAATGGCTGGCCGAGCAGCAACTGAACTTTGACGGCATTGTGTTTGACGAACTGACGCGCCTCAAGAACCCTAGCGGCACGCGCTTTAAATCGCTTTTAAAAGTCATGGAACCCATGCGTGTACGTTGGGGCTTGACCGGATCGTTTACCAGCAACGGCTTGGAAGACGTGTTCGGGCAGTGCAAGATCATCGACCAGAACCTGCTTGGCCGGTCCAAGGGCGCATTCATGCAGACGTACTTTGTGCTGATGAACCCCGAGTTTGGCGAGTGGATGCCGCGCCCCCATGCACTTAGCAAGGTGATGCAAAAGATCAAGCCCGCTACATATGTGCTGGAGCCGGGCGACTATAAGGACAAGCTGCCGCCCTGCCATCACGTTGAAATGATGTGCAAGATGGACTTGACGCCGTACAACAAGCTGAAGAAAGACTTTGTGTTGGACACCATCACAGCCATAAACGCGGGCGTTGTCACTGGCAAGTTGCAGCAGCTGGCGTCGGGCTTCGTTTACGACACCAAGACAGTGGCCTCCGAAACACCCGGTAAGTTCACTGTAACACAGACACCTGTGTGGTTTAGCAGCCATAAATTTGATCGGCTTGAAGAATTACTAGAGGAAAACCAACATGCCAATACCATCATTGCTTACTCGTACAAAGAAGAACTCGCCGAACTCAAACGCCGATTTAGCGTCACAACGCTTGACGACGATGATGCAATCGCTCGATGGAATGCAGGTAAGGTACGAATCCTCGCCGTGCACCCTAAGTCAGCCGGTCACGGGCTTAACTTACAACATGGAGGGCAGCACATGGTATTTCTGTCCTTGCCGTGGAGTCTTGAGTTGTTCGAGCAGACCGTGGGAAGGCTGCACCGTAGCGGCCAGCGGCATGACGTGTGGGTGTATGTATTGATGACCGAAAAGACCGTGGACGAAAAAATCTGGGCGGCGCTGCACACTAAGCAGGCCGTATCTGAAATTGCACTGGAGGCATTGAAATGAAACGAATTGATTTATGGAAGGCAAAGCTGAAGGCCGCCAGGTCCGAGGCCAAGCACAAGGAACGCCAGATGAACTCGGCCATTCGCAGTTATATGCGCACCGACGGCGAAGTAGTGGATTTAGAAAGAAAAATTTATGATCACATGGCGAAAACTAAACAGTGACCTGAGTGTAAAAACTGAGGACGAGGTTTTGGATTTATTAAACCAAGAACGCGCATCACATAAGCGCGTCACCGTGCTGGAGCGTTTGCACCAGCGTTACAACACTCTGCGTGTGGCTAGAGAGCGCGTAGAACTTTTGAGAGAAGCAACCAAATGAGAAACATATTTTCCACCCCAAGCGCCGAGATGCTGGCGCTGCGCGAACTAGAGGAAGCCAAGCGCCGACTCTTGGAGGCTTATTCGTACCGCGAAGAAGCTGACTGCCGCGTGGCCTGCTATGCAGAAAGAATCAATCGTCTTACGGAGTACCTTAAAAATGAAGAAACCACCATCGCCATTTGAGTGGAAGAAAGATGTGCGCCCTAGCATCTTCGCAAAAGATGTCCGGTTCACGGGCCGCTACAAAGTAACGCCAGTCAAGCACCCAGAACCATTGAGAAACATAACAGGGAAAATATGAAAACAATCATGGAAATGGCGCGTGAAGCGTGGGCAGAAGCTGGAGAGGGATGGGTAGTAGGTGCGTGGTTTGATGACCGCGCAAAAGCGTTTGAAGCTTTTGCAGCAATGGTGCGTGCTGACGCTATTGCTGAAGAGCGTGAGGCTGTGCTTGATTTGGTGAATGGCTACGCTAAAAACAATACAGATTTACGCGACGCCATCCGAGCAAGGGGACAAGCATGACTGATCAACAAAAAGTATGGGAAGCACTACGTGCAATCTACGGCATGGATTTGACTGCCGCAACGCTGGTAGTGCTTACCAAAGACGGTGAAACTGCCGTGAAATTCCAAACAATTTATTTTCCGCAACAGGAGACAGAGAAATGACTACGCTTGGAGAATATTTGCGCGGGTTAAGACTGTGCCAAACAAATGTGTCATTGGAAAAGATGTCAGTAAAGATTGGATGCACAAAGTCGTATTTGTCTGACGTTGAAAATGACAAGATTGTGCCCCGATTATCTAAAGCCAAGGATATAGCAAAAGGGTACAAAACAAGCCTAAACCAAATGGGGAAATACTTATGACTGTACGCATTGTTACTGGAGCCAATGGAATTAAGTACATCACTAATGAGCCGTTTAAACCCGACTACAACANNGAAGCCGCGCTGGTTGAAGAGATGCAACGCATGGCAAAGCGTATTGAGGACTTAGAAGCAATGCTAGAGCGCCAAACAGCCCGCATCGTTGACTTGCAGACACACATTGAAAACTTTGATGGAGAAGACCGATGAAAAGCATTGTTGAAAAAGCAAGGAAAATTGTCACTCAACTTTATGAACGCAACATGGTTTCATGGAACGATTTGGATAGGGAAGTGGTTTTTGCTATTCAAGCGTTAAATGCCGAAGTGCAACGCATGGAAGCCTTGGCACAGCCAGAGCAAGAGCCTGTGGCGCACCCGTTTGAAGATAAGTCTGTCATTTCGTCACTGTCTTGGGCGGCTGGGCTAATTGAGCAAGCGTACCGTGCGTCTGGCGGGCACAACGGCGCAGATAGCTGGCTGATGAATTATGCAGACAAACAAGGTGAACGAATCAGACAAGCTGACCATCGGGAATGGGAAAAAGTGAATGGGAGATGGCAGGTCAAAGTTACCCCACCACCACAGCGCACAGAGCAAGAGCCTCCATTTTCTGTGCAGCAAGCATATGCAATGGCGCAAGTTTGCTTAGACCTGCATGAGGCCCTTGGCTGCAAGTGGGGTGATAACCCTTATCTAACCATCACCGCCCTGCAAGAAGCACTTGCACAGCCAGTACAGCAGAAGCCTGTGGCGAAGAAAAAGCATGAGCCGAAGATCGATCTTGGAAAGTATGCAGGAACATATGGCGGCTACACCACGCCAGAGCCATCTGAAGGCTATTTACAGAAGGCATATCAACTCGCCAATGAACTACGTAGTCATTTGTCGATTGCACCAGCACAGCGCACAGAGCAAGAGCCTGTGCAATACAAATGCACAGTGGTAGATAACCAACATCCAAGCGGGATACCTTTGGAGCAGTGGGCAAAACCACAGCGCACATGGGTTGGGCTGACGACTAAAGAAAAGCACGAGATTCGATACAGCCATATGACCTCAGCCGAATTTATTGAGTTCATCGAAGCCAAACTCAAGGAGAAGAACACATGACTGAAGACGAAATCAAATTTTTATCCGAGGTAGCGCACCGCGCTAAAGACCCTGTAATGATGCACGCCATCATCAGTTCGGCAGTTGGTGGCGTAGTGCGACATGCTGAAGAAGTGCGCAAGCACGCAGTGGATATGGAGGTTGTCGCAAGCATGGCGATGAACACACGCCTGTTCAAAGGCAATGAGCAATTTTTGGCAGACAAGTTAGAAAGTTGGGAGCACATGAACGGACTGCGGTGGGATGACCAGATTGCCAAACTGAAAGCTAAAAATGAACACTGAAGATGACGAATTTAACCGCATTGAAACTCAAGCTATTGCAAGAAAAATGGCTGTTGAATATGCGTTACAAAAAGAAAGAGAGACATCTCAAATCCCTTTGATTACCGACGAAGAGTGGGAGGCGTTGAATGCGCCCGAGTAGACACAACGACATACGGGCCGCGCTGCTACACTTTCCGGACGGTTTGACCGCCAGGGAGATTGCGATTAAGTTGGGCGTAGAAAGGGGCACTGTTGCAAGCGCGGTCCCGTGTATTTACGGCATTTACATCGACAGATGGGTGCCTACAGGTGGTCGGGGGACGTCATCAGCAGTGTACGTTTGCATAGAAGTACCAGAAAACACACCGAGGCCAAGAAAATGAAAGACTTTCTTTGGTGGCTGTTCACCGGCATCGTGGGCCTGATGTGGCTTGCGTTGCTGGTGATGTGGCTGCACACTTATGCGTAGGGGCGAGTACCAGCCTTGTCGATAATCAGCTTGCTCTTGCGCGGCGCAGCACCGGCCACGTTGGGCACGCTGATGTGGGTCCAGCGGTCGAACTCACGGATGATCTGGTCGTAGCCCAGATTGCTGGCAATGATGGCCTTGACAACTTGGTCAGGCGTCATGTCAGGCACACGAAAGTCAGCCGCGCAGCCTACCCTGTGTTGGCTGGAATCTTTCGATCCAACAGCGTCGTTTACGGCTTTGGACCGGAACGCAGAGTTGACCATAATCGACTTGCCCAAGAGCGTGCGGACTTGCTCAAGGAACTCAGCCAGTCTTTGAAGGTTTGCAATTTCTGATTCATTGGGAATGTTCTCCAGTTCACGGTGATCCGTGTGGGTAAGTTCTTCAAGTGAAAAATGTGGTGTCATGTCAGTGCTTGTGTGAGTTGCCGAAATAGTACGACAGGATCAGCATGTTGGCTGCGTCCAGACTGCCCAACATACGGATGACGATCTCGCGCATGGCGTCAGGGATGTTGTTGTTGAGCAGCAAAATGTTGACCGTTGCCCAGAGGATGAAGACGCCCAACGCCAGCGCAGGGGTGACCATCTTTGAGTACCAAGGCGCCGAAGCGCTGGTGGCGATCTCGGACTCGCGCTTACGGGCGCTGTCCCGGTCGACCGAATCCATCTTGGCGTATTCAAGTTCTAGATCGGCAAGTTTTTGCGCCGCTTGTGGGTCACCGGCAATGGCCTTAGCAACTGCCTCAACAGAATCTGATACGCCAAACTTGCCAGCGATAGCGGTAATAGCAGCGCCGCCAAGAGGGCCAGCAACGGCAGTTGCCAGCAAAGGTGCAGCGCCTTTAAGTAGTGCGAGTAGTTCATCCATATTTGCCCCAGTTGTAAACTTAAAAAGTTTGGTTGTAAACTTAAAACGGCAGGTAACTCAATGCTTTGTTCATTGCTCGCTCGGCCAGCGGCTCAGGCAAGGCTTTGACAAAATCCAAGAACCACCACGCGCACATGATGTAACAAGCAACTTTAAACCACTGTTTAAATCCCTCAACGATCTCTTTCATGTGCAGCCATACTTGTTGCAGTGCAAGTAAAAATAGATGCCGCCCCACGTAATCAGGCCAACCAAAACCAAACTAAGCACCGTCATCAAGATAGCGTCAAGGGCTTCTTTCATTTCGCGCTTTTTCTTGGCCGCGGCGACACGTTCGGCCCTAGCTTGTTCAGCAGCTTCGGCCTCCATCTTTGCTGCACGGCCTTTGATCTTTGTCCACACATCTATCTTGCCCGAACTGAAAAACAGATTCTTGAGTTGTTCTTCAAACTCCCGCGCCTGTTCCAACGCCATTTCCAGTTCAAGGGCCTTGCCCATAGCAGAGCCTTTAAACCCACCCGCCTTGGCTGTCTGGACAACTTGAATGGCGTTTACCTTGGCGTCAAAGTATCTGCCCAGAACGGGGCCAAGACTGCTGATGTCACTAGCAGTCTGGGATGCTTTCTTGACCAGTTTGATGGCAGACTGGACGGCATCTAGCGCAGCAAACGGGTCTATTGGAATCATTTGTCTTGCTTCGTATCTAGCTTGTCAAAGATCTTACCTAGCATGTCTTTGATTTCGTCAATATCCCGGCGGTAATCGTCCTTGGAAACGTAGTTAGCGGGCATTGCCCGTATGTCCGTATCCAGACGTTCCAAAGTGCGCGTAATGTTGTTCAGCACCCAGCCACCAAAGAAAGCAGCCAAACCCAGCGCGATATTGAATAACTGTTGAACTTCCATTACTTCACCAATGCGTTTTGATTTTCTGATTCAGGCATGAGAGCGTTAGTTACCGCAGCGGACGCGCCGGGTTTCCATTGCTGTGGGTTAGATAGTATGTTGATAACGCGGTTGCGCTCAGTGGCTGGCAACGTCTCCAACAATTTGACTGCGCCTTCAGGCGTTTGCGCAGCTTTTGTTAACGCGTCCATTGTCCGTGTGCCAATGCGGTTTTCTAAAATAGACAGCGCTTTGTTGGTCGTCGCGGCCACCGCGCTTAAGTAAGACGGAACGCGCAGCTTAGAGATTTGCTGAAGCAGCAGTTCTTTAAGCGCATCTTGACCTGCGGCTGTCTGGCTTGCAACTTTGGTATTGCGAATAACTTTGGCCGCTTGTTCTTGCAGCGACGCCACGGTGTTGTCACTGAGTTCTTTGGCGATGTCGTACTTGCCTGGGCCTAAGATTTTCTCTACGACGTCTGGCGTTTCGCCTTGCACAAGTTTGACAAACGAATCTGGGTTTGCCTTGTACATCTTGAGCGCTTCGCCACCAAGTTTCTTTTCTGCTATTCCTTGCATGGCTTTGCTGTAATTGCCCAGATACTGAGCGTAACCTTTACCGCCAGCATCTTCCACTGCGCTAACAAGCAACGGACGGATGTTGCTCATAACTTCAGCAGCAGCTTTCTTCTGAATGCTTGGGTCTTGGCCTGCAAGCAGATCACGGACGGCGGCGTTTACAGAATTCTTACGAATGGCATCCAAAGCAAACGCGTCAATGACGCCGCCGTTGTTTGTCCACTCTGCAATGTCACGGCTGACGTTACTGACAGCGGCCTTCATTACGTCGTTACCGGCGTATTCTTTGGTGACGCGGCCTTGCAGGCTTTGCAACAGCGGTGCGGTTTCCAACGGCTTGATGCCGTTTTGAGCCAACGCGTCGGCTGCACCCTGCGCAAACCGCGCAGCGTCGCCCAGTTGCAGTGACCCTTGCGCTGCGTCGGCCGATGCTTTTTCAGCCAAAATAGGCAAATCACCGCCAACGTAAGTGTATTTAGCCGCGCCGACAGGCTGGCCTTTTTCAATCAATGCGCTGCGGGCAATTGCTTCAGCGCGCGGTTTAGCTGCTTCAAAACGGCGCACGTCTTGAACTTTTTGCGCAGCTTCAGCAGCCAAGCGTTCCGCGTCGTTTGCGTATTGCGCGGTAGTCTGGCCCAAGTTAGCGCGCTTGAGCGCGCTCTCTTTGATTGGCTCTAAAACTTTGGTGACGTTAAGTTTGTTGGCTTCTGTACCCGCACGAATTTCGGTTGCCGTAGTGCCGCCAGCCAGTTTGGCCAGCGCGTTTAATGACACATCACCTTGAGACGCCTTAAGGGCTTCAAGAAAACGTGGGTCACGTTGCGCTGCACGGTCAAGCAAGGCTTGAAAAGTGGGGCTGTTGATGTTGGCCGCCGCTTGACCGGCGGTCACGTTTTGACCTTGCGCAGATTTAAGCGCGTTCAGCACTTCAGGCAAATCTGGGCCAAGCGCGTTGCGGGCAATGGTTGCTGCTTTTTGCACAGGAATTTGGCGTAGGTCAGCAATCGCGCCAGCGGCTTTACCGATCAGCGGCGCAATGACGCGGCCACCGGCTTCCATAGTAGCGCCTTCCAGCGCCGTTTGGGCTTGCCGGGTAGCTGCTTGCCCCATCGTTTCTTTGGGGCCGCCTTGGCCCGCCATAGTGTCTGCAAACTTCAGTAATTCTTTAGCGCCCGCGTAACCCAGTCCAGCGCCAGCAACCGCGCCTAGCGGGCCGCCCATTGAACCCAAAGCACCGCCGCCAACCGCGCCCAAGGCTTCAACGGTTGGTGAAACCATTTCACGCGCTCGTTGGTAAAGCGATGGCTCGCGGGGGCCAGGCATAGCCGTACTAGCTGGCGCAACAGGCTCAAGTTTGCCCATGTCGTACCCGTTAGCTTGCAGCTTGGCCGTCAAGTCGGCTTTGCTCATACCATCGGGTACACCCTTGATAATCGTGCCATCAGGTAAACGGACGTCCATTATTTTAGACTCCCAAATTCAATCACGCCGCCTGATGCTGGCGCGTTGCCGGTTTTATACGAGTACGTTGAATCATACGC